CCGCCAGTTAGCCACAGTTTGGACATCACCATTCGCGTTAACAGGAGATAAAAATGGCGCTCTGCGTTTTTAATCCCGAAACATTAAGATGCGAACGCTGCGGCTGGGCTGCGGCCCGGCTACCCACATACCGGGAATGCAGAACGGTCCTTGAGTTGGCGCGAGAGCGAGTAACCAACCAAGCGACCCGTAGGATCAGGATTCCTTCTCCCAAAATTGGAACCGCGATCGGAAATGTTTTCTCGGCTGTCGGGATCACGCCAGAAAGAGTGTCCAGGCTTTCCGGCGGCAAGCCGTGCGGGTGCAAGCAGCGAGCGCAAGCGCTGGACGATGCTGGGGAATTTTTGAAAACCATTGTCGAGCGGGGCCTCAACGCGGCGGCAAATGCAATTCTGCCGCACCCCGCGGGAGACGGCGAAGTAGCCGACATGGCTATGAGGATTGTGAACGGAAAAAACACAAACGAGGGCCTAGTGTTGCGAGCGGCCCAAGAACAGCTCGTGAATAAAGTCGGCAATGGCTAGGCAATCCAGCCGCCGCATCGGGACGCCACCCCCTGCCGAATCTGGTCCGACCGGCTGAAAATCCGGGTGAAATCGGCATTTGAATTCCAGCCGGCCTCGGCAAAATCGGGTAAGGAGGCCCGCAGCGGATGCCACGCTCATCGTCCAGCGTCTACATCAACGGCCAGCGGTGGAAGATCCGCCGGGCACGGCTGCGCGGCAAATGCGGCGACTGCGACTACGCCACCAGGGTGATCAGGATCGACCCTCGGGTGACCGGCACCGATTTACTTGACACCCTGATCCACGAACTGGTCCACGCCCGCTGGCCTGACCTTCACGAGGAAGCCGTGACCGAGTTTGCGACGATGGCGGCCAGTGTGCTCGATGGTGAGAGATTCCGCCGAGAGGAGGAGTAGATGGACGACGTGATCGAGGAGATTGCAGCGGCGATCCCAGCCGGCACCCAAGGGACACCGCCTTGGTATACCCGCGTGCCACCGGAGCAGGCAGAAACGGTGCGGGCGATCCATGAGGCCTGGCACCAGGGCCGCTTCGGCACCCGGAGGATCACGGCAGCCCGGGCCATCTCGCAGAAACTCAACACGCTCGGGATCACGATCGGCGAACAGGGGGTGATCAGTTGGCTCAAGCTGACGACGTACTGAGCGAGCTGGCCGGCGAGGTCGCCGCCGCCAGCCAACTAGAGGCGGACGCCGAGATTGCCCGGTTGCGCAGCGAGGTGGCGAATCTGCGGGCACGATACAAGGCGGCCCTGGCCCAGATCGACCGCGAGCGGGAGCGGGCCGACACGATCGCCGGCCTGTCTGGCGTCAAGGCGAAGCCGGCCAAACAAGGCCGCCTACCTAAGTCGGCCAAAGGCACGGCCACCGTAATCGTGGCCCTGTCCGACTGGCACGTCGAGGAGCGGGTGGAGCCGGGCACCGTCAACGGCCTGAACGACTACGACCTGGACGTCGCCGACAAACGCATTGCCGAGCTGGCCGAGCGGTTTAGTGTGTTGCTCGAGCACCAGCGGCAGCTCGTGAAGGTAACGCGGGTGGTGGTCTGGCTGGGTGGTGATTTCATTTCGGGCCACATTCACCCGGACACGGCCGAGATGGCACAGCTGGCCCCGCTGTCGGCCACCCGCTGGGCCAAGGCCCGGCTACGGGGATTCCTCGACATGGTGGCCGGGATGGCCGGCGAGGTGATCGTGGCGACCAACTCCGGCAACCACGGCCGGTCGACCGAGAAAATCCGCGTGGGCACTGAGCTGGAGCATTCGTTCGAGCAACACATGTATCTGACGATGTCGGACGAGGAGCGATTGCCAAACGTCCGGTGGCAAGTCGGGCAGGGCTACCTAAACGTTGTCGACCTAGACGGGTTTCGCGTCCGGTTCCATCACGGCCACGCCGTAAGCTACGGCGGCGGCGTGGGCGGGATAACGGTCCCAACCAACAAGGCCATTTCCGCATGGGACAAGATTGACAGGGCCGACCTGACCGTGTTTGGGCACTGGCACCAGTTTAGCTGGCTGCGGGCTGGCCGCTACGTTTCTAACGGCAGCCTCATCGGACATTCGGCCTACGCCACCAAGATCAAGGCATCGTACGAGCCACCCTGCCAGGCATTTATCACGATCGACCACAAACGCCGCGAAGTGACTGACGCCAAACCCATCTTTTGCGATGCCGATCTACAGGCCAAGCGATGTTGACCGACGAACAGCTGGCGGCCATCCGCCAGCGAAAGAATCGATTCATGGGCCAGTGGACCGGGACGTCCGGATCCCTGGCTGCGGACTGCCATCACCTATTGGAGGATCGGAAGACAATGGAAGCGACGATTGAACGACTGGAAAAGGCAGCCCCGAACAGCACTGTAGAGACGGTCGACATCCCCGTTGATTGGATTCTCCAGGGTGACCGCGAGATGCGGCACACCGGCGACGGCGTTATGAACGCCACGCCCGACAGCGAGACGCCACCGGCCGAGCAGCTGCTACTAGACACGCTCGACGTGATCCGCGACCGGCGACCGAAGTACGGCGGACCCAAGGCGCATTTCGCCCGTACCGTCGGCATGATCAACGCTGCGTTTGCCGACGTGCTGAAGCGACCGCTGACCGAGGCCGACTGGGCGCAAATTATGATTATGGACAAAATCGCGCGATACAACGGACCAAACTCGACGACGGACGGCCCTGTGGACATCGCAGGGTATGCCGCCTGCCTGGCCGAGGTGGCCCGGCCATAGCCCCTCCGATCACGGGCCAACGTGGTCTACCGTTGGCGATGTGATCGCCATCGCAAAACAACTCGACGCCAAGCGTCTGACGCTGTCGCAGCGGGCCTGGAAGCGGGCCACAGAGCGGCAGTTGTGCCCGCTGCAATTGTCTCGAGCGGCGCACCAGATCGGCTGTAAGCCCGAGACCCTCGCCCGGGCCATCGCCATGGGGGTCGTACATGAGTGAGACCGTCAGCGACAACCTGACAGCGACGATCCGTACCGTGATGCTCTGGAATCGTGTTGACGAGAAAGAGGTCGGCGCGATCACCAGCGCAAAGACCGTCCTGCATACCTACCAGATTGCCGACGGGGCAGACGCTGGCCAGGCCGATCTGGTCTTCGCAGACACGCGGACCATTGCCGCTAACACCGTCGAGATCATCGACCTTTCGGACATTGAGCAAACGTCGTTTGGCGTGCCGGTGCCGTTTCATTTCAGTCAGATCCGATTTTTCCGGGTCAAAAACACGTCGACAACCTCTGGCCGCCGCCTGCTGGTCGGAGCGAGCGCGGGAGCCCCGACGACTGTCTACGCCGCCGAGGTTGGGCCGGCGAGCGATTGGTTTGCGATTAACTACCAGGACCACTGGGAAGTAACCGAAGACAACAAGCTGTTCCGCATCGCCAACCCCAACGCGGCTGCTGTGACCTACGAGCTGTACATCCTCGGCAGCGATGTGGAGCCGGAAGAATGACAACGGTTTTCAACCTCACTGGCAACGTCCGCCTGGTGCCGACGTGGGAAGACACGATCGGCCCGGCGACGCTGTCTGACGCTACGACGTTTTTGCAAACGTTTGCCATTGCCAACGGCACCGGCAACGGCCAGGCAAATGCCTATTGGCGGGACGTAATCACCCTAGCGGCCGCAGGCGAATGGGAATACGACGGCACCGATCTGCCGCTGAGAGTAATGGCGGCTACCGGCTCGCTGTCGTTTGCCGTCCCGCGGATGCTCTACGTCCGAAACAGATCAACGTCACAAACGCTGCGGTGGGCGAGTACTGAAATGACGGTGGACCTTGCCCCAGGCGGGACGCTCTTTTGGAATGCTCCATCGTCAGTAACTAAGACGCCGTTTGCGTCTGCCAGTGTGACAAACATCGGGTCGGCTTCTGCCACGTTTGAGGTCATGGTAGTGGGGGTGTCGACATGATCTCAGGCGCCCCATCGATTGCGGCCAGCCAGTTCTCGAATGTGATCGAGGCGACCCGGGCCTACGTCGTCACGGCCAAGTTGATCGCCCGGGACGGCCTCACCTGGGCTGAGTTTGGCGAGCTACTGATTGGCCTGTTGCGGATCGCCGTTCGGGCTGCCGACACGCTTTCGGCACCGGGTGCCGACAAGAAGGCCGCCGTATTGCAGAGCGCCGCCGCGTTATTCGACGGCGTAGCTGGCTTGGCCATGCCGTTCTGGCAACGGCCGTTTTGGTCGATCGTGCGACCGGCCGTCCGGCAACTCGTCTTGGCGATCGCGGCCGGGGCAATCGAGCAACTCCTACCGATGGTGAGGGCTGAAAAATGACAACGCTTTTATTGATTGCGGCCGCCGTGCTGTTGCTCGGCGGCAAAGACATCGTCCAAAAGGCGCAAGGCCTGGCGGCCAAGATCCCCAGGCCGACGCTATCGTGGCAGCAAATGGCAGCGGCAGGCCTGTTGATCGCTGCCGTCTTGTCGTTCGGCTGGAAGCCAGAGGCCGGGCCGGAGCCGGCCCCAGAGCCCAAGCCGCCGCTGGCCTTTTCTCTCGAAGCGACATTCGTTGGTCCAACTGCGGCCGAAGACTCTGCGGTGATCGCAGCCCTGACCGCCGAGCTGGCCGACGAGATTGCCTGGGACGGCACGCAAGAGGTTCCCTACCTCAAGACAGGCGTAGCACTGGACGACCTTCGGCAGCGAGCCCGCGAGCTGCGATGCCGGGGCGTGTCGATCGGTGCTCGGCAGCCGACGGCCCGGGACGCAATCGCCAAGCACCTGGAGGCGGCGGTCGGCACGTCCGGCGGGCCGATTACTCCCCAAATCCGCGACGCCTGGGTGAAGGCTATGCGGGAGGTTTCGGAGGCGGCTGCCGATGTCACGAGATAACGAGCGATTTGTCGGCCGTGTCCTGACGCTGGTTGTCGCGGGGCTGCTCACCGCGGTCGCAGGCCGCTACATCCATCGCTGGCTCGACACGGCCGAGGCTCAATATTTCGGCTACACCCCAAACCCGGCTGGCGTTCAGGCATTTCTGGACGAGCTGGGCGAGGATCGGTATTTCGCCCAGGCCGCTCCGGAGGCGATGGAGAAGGCCAAGGAGGTCGACACGTTTCTGTATAGGTCGATGGACCGGGCACATCGTGCGAGGTACGGCAAACCGTTCGTCGTTGGCAAGCAAGGGATCGGTGACTGTGTCAGCTGGGGCGCGATGCACGCCGTCTACTGTTCCGAATCCCTAACCTGGGACCTAGGCAAATCGCCCGAGCCGCCGCTGATGCCAGCGACAGAATCCATCTATGGCGGATCGCGCGTCGAGGCGCGAAACAAGCCGGAGGGCGCAGGCGGCTGGTCTGATGGCAGCTACGGAGGCGCTGCCGCCCGTTGGCTCCGCGACTGGGGCGTGATCTATCGCAAGCCCTACGACAACGGGATTGACCTCACGAACTATTCCGCCCAGCGTGCGAAGCAATGGGGCAACTATGGCAACGGTGGACAAGGTGATAACGGCCGGCTCGATGCCGTGGCCAAGAAGACGCCAGCCCGTTACGTCGTGGCCATCAAAACCTGGGACGAATGCGTGGCGGCACTGACCGCCGGTTTCCCTGTGACGATCGCCAGTATGCAGGGATTCGCTAGCCGGACCGACGAATCCGGCATTGCGGCGGCCAGCGGCAACTGGGCGCACCAGATGTGCCTGGTGGGAATCCGTTTCAAACAAAACGCGCCGCCTGGAGTGAAAGCGGTCGACGCCTGCCTCGTGCTCAACAGCTGGGGCACCCGCTGGATTTCATACGCCGGCAAATACCCGGCAGACCAACCCGATGGATCTTTCTGGGCTACGAAGGACGTCATTCAGCGGATCCTTTCGCAGAACGATTCCTATGCGATCGGCGACGTCCAGACCGGCTTCAAGTGGCGGGACATCCACCACGGCAACTGGCTCGACGCAAACGACATCCCATCTATCTCACGAGTGGAAAAATGAGCGAAGAACAAACAAAGGCCGAGGCCAAGGGATTCACGCTGGACCGCCGGCTCGTGGCCTGCGGCGTGGCCGTGTTTATTGCCGGCTGGTTCCTCGGCCAACAGGCCGGCGGCAATCTTCCGTGGCAGCCAGCTAAGAATCGGCCCGTTCTGACGTTTTTGGCAAAGGTAGCAAAGACCGGCCTGTGGCTACTTGTCGTCGAACCAGTGCCAGACGACCTTCCCGAATACGCGAGCGTCGTTGACCATAACAACATAAATCACAGGGAGGGCTGGTAATGCTGTCGATACTTGGATGGATTCTCTGCGGCTGGATCGCCGGCTCGATCGCTGAA